TAAAGTACTATACATTTTTTCTAGATCTTCGAGGCGTTCGAGTGCTGTTTTACTTTGTGACATGTTTTTCTCCTTGTTATTCTTCTGTTACATTATTCATATAAGCGCCGTCACGCTCTAGGATCTGGCGTTCGAGCATAAAATGCTGCTCCTGCTGATCCGCTGAGGGCATTGGCATCGGCTTGGGGGCTCTTGGATTGGGCTTCAGTTTTTGAGCGGGCTTTCTTGATGCGGGAGCTTGCGGCTTTTGTTGCTGCGGGGCTTCGGCCGGCGTCGGGGATCTTCGAGCAGGGGCTGCTACTTGGGCTTTCTTAACGCTCGGTACGGGGGCAGGGGCCGGACGAGCCGCTAGGCCGGAGCTTTGAGTCTCCGGGATTGCCACCTTACGAACGGTAGGCTGAGGAGCGGCCTCCTTACTCGCAGAAACGCCTTTTGAGCCTACGATTACTTTATCCGCGAGCATGACGAGCGCTTTTTCCTGATCATCACTGAAGGGGCTTTTGTACGCCACCCCCGCATGCCCATATTTGGGCTGGTAATTAGGGTCGATACCCAGGAGTTCCACGAGGCGATCTTCGATAAAGGCTTTGATTTCTTTTTCGACCGACTCCAAGATACTTTGACGGGCGCTTCCTGGCATAAAGATATTGTCTTCCAGAAGAATACGATATAGATTGGCCTTTTCCATCTGCATGATGGCCATGTCTCTGACGGAGACAATAGCGTCTTGCTCTTCGTAGCGGATTACGTCATCGACTACTTGGCCGGCTACGTCGGTGCCGGATTCGTCTTCGAGGCCTAAGTCTTTGTTCCAGGGCATAGTTATCTCCTTGGTTACGATTGTACCATAACCTGCGAGGGGCTATCGGCCGCTCATCATTTTCTTAACTTTTTTAACGGCTTCCTTTACGAAGTCCACGTTCTGGCCGTGCTTTTTGAGGCCGAAGGTCGCTACTGCGATAGCATCGGCAATATCGTTTTCTGCGGATACTTTCAATTCGAGGGAGTATTTCTTGTTGGCCCAATCCGTAGAAAGGTGTTTCCATCCGATCTTTCCATTGCCCTTGCCGGGAGAAAAACGCTGCCCTTTCCCCTTAGCGGACCTGCGCTTCTTGGCGACCTCGGTGTTGTGGGCTCGCTGTTCTTTGGTGAGCTTCACTTCCAGTTCGGTACGCCACATCGAAGTATCTACGTAGCGGACTCTAGGATGGTAGTCTCGGGGCATCTCCAGGATTACGGCAAAGTGAACAAAGTCCAAAAACTTTTGACTCATTCGGTTGCGGCCTAGATTGATTTGCTCGATAAAAATCTCGTCGGGAGACTCTTTGAGTATAACCCGAGCGACCGCTTTTCCGATTTCCATGGACCTGTAGAAATAGGACAGATCATCCGAATGATTCGGGTCTTTGGGGCTAGAGGAAATATTTCCGTAAACTCCGAGGCCTTTATCAGTCACGATTGCATAGCCCGTAGATGAGCTAAGATCCAGTCCTAAAATCTTGGGCATTATGCTTTGCCTTTTTCCTTAAGAAGCTCGTATACGAACTTCATCTTGAGGCGGGATGCTTTCATCGGGGTAGTGTAGGTTTCTCGTGCATTTTTAAGCATTTCGGTGTGCCGCTGAATATCGATATCATTACTTTGGGCATCCATAACTTCTTGCTGGTACTTGGCGAGATTCGCCAGGCGAGTATCAAGCTTCTCGGCGTCCATGGATTCGACTTCTTCTACGAAATAGGGATCTACCTTGTGCAGCTTCCCACGCAGGGTTTGGGGCTGTCTCTCTTTTTTACCTTTTGCCATATTTTTCTCCTTAGTTTTTAACAGATGACCACAATTCGTCGATAGGGGCGACCACCCCATCCTTATTGCGGCATATTACAACCTTTAGCGTACCGATCTGCTTGGTTTCTTTCATCAGGTCGGCGCACTTCTTGATCAGATCTTCCGCCATGATTCTGGTTATCTTGGGCGTGCCTCCGCGCACTTTCTTAGATTTTAGCGCCATAAATGTTGAGGCTACGACCTTATTTTCAAATGAAAATAGGACGGCATTACCCAGCTCATCGGATTCAATATAGAGAACATCATCATCCCCGTCCACAATACCGCCTACGGTAGTTATGAACAATGGTAAGCCCTTAGCAAGCTTATAGGACATTTCTAACAGATCTTCTCTGACGTAAGGGCTTTGGAATTTTAAACCTTTATGGGTATTCATTGGCGTACTTTAGATTGTACACCATCGTAGGAAATTTCAACGGAATGATCGAATTGTTCTTTGATTTCGGTGGAATGATCGACGATTATAATCAGGCGGTCACGAGAAACGGACTTGATAAGATCTAGGGCGGACTCTTTGGAGGCAATATCCATTCCTTCCATGGCTTCGTCCAGGAATATCCATCCTGGGGCAACGCTGGTGCGCCGAGAAATAACCGAAATGAAGGCCAGGTCTAGGATCAGAGATACCGCGGACTTTTGACCGCCCGACAGGATCTTAAATGACATCGGGGTGCCGGACTTGTAGATAGTGCTAGCAATACGCACCTTGGAGTTTCCATTCTTAAGCTCTTCGACCGTGGATATCGAAACCGAGACGTCCGCAATACTGGGGATAGATCCGATCATTTTATTAGCCTCGGACTGCACCTCGGACAAGATTCCGCCGATCATAAGGCCATTCACCTTTTTAGAAACATCTGAGATCTCGAATTCTAGGTCGGCCTTTTTGTCCGCCTGTATTTGTGCGGCTTCGGCCAGTGCCAGATACTCGCCGACTTGAACCTGGCGAGCCATAAGGGTCTGGTGGCGCTGAATATCGCCTTTAACCTGCGAGATCTCAGACATGAGAGATTGAACGATAGAAGACCTTTTACCGGCCGCGGTATTCAATATTGACTGAATGCGCAGCTGAGCTTCGGTTTTCAGGCCGGAAGCCTTTAGGATATCGTTCTGCTTGCGCATGGCAAAGGCTCCGGTAACCGCTTTAATCTGGGAGTCCAGGGAAGATATGCCGATTTCCAGGGATCTTTCTTTAGCCTTAAGTTCTTTTAAGGCCTCGGACAATTCGGATAACTGCAGTTTTTCTTCGGTCAGGGACCTAGACAAAGCTTCAGACTTAGAAACCCCGGCTTTTATTTCGCGGATCTTTGCTTCGACAGCAAGTTTTTCTTTTTCGAGCTGATCTTTCTTTTCGGGCGTGGACTCCCAGGATTGATGGCAGGTAAAGCAGGAATTTTGATTCAGGTGATCAATCTGGGATCTCAGCGTTTCAATTCTCGATTCTAAGCCTGGGATATCTCTCTGCGGCCGTACCAGGTCGGCGATTTCCTGGACTCTGGACTGGACAGCCGAAGAAAGGCCGGAATACTGAGATTCCATTTGTAGAATTTGCGGGCGCTGAGCCTTAAGATCTTTAGAGGAAGAAGCTTGTAGTTCGGCCAGCTTGGAATACTCGGCGAATTCGGCCTCCGTTGGCTTATATTCATTACCGGATATTTCATCGATCTGGGCCTGGTACTCCGCGGCCTGCTTTTGTAGTAATTCTAGTTCCGCCAGGGATTCGGGGGTCATATGGGCGGAATCGGCGGCTTCTTTTGCCTCCGCGAGATCGGCGGTCAAAATGGATAGTTTGTGATCCAGTAGCGGGCCGGTATCGGGAGATACTGATATTTCAGACAAAGATGCACGGTAGCGGTCGGCTTCGGTTTTTTTAATTACGGCTTCATGTCTGTAAACGGCGATCTTTGCCTTCGACTCATCATGGACGGCTTCGAGGCGGTCAAGCGAAGGGATACACGTAGATAGGAATGATTTAATCTTTTGATCTTCGGCACTGGAAAAATACCCGCCGGAAGATTGGCGGCGATACGATAGCACTTCTAGGACATCGGGGAGACCGGAACATATCAGATCGTAGAGTTTTTTTTCTACGTCGGACTTCGTACCGGGAATTTGAACCCCTGCCACAGTAACAGATAGCTTGGTCAGCGTTCTTTTAACTAGAATATCGCCGGATGGCGAACTTAGAGACAATTCTCCGGACATGGATTCGCTATGTTTATTGAGCAGTTCGGTAGCCGGGATCTTATTTAAACCGAGGATCCAGTAGACAGCTTCCAGGACGGAGCTTTTACCGGAACCGTTGCTGCCACCGTGACGGATATCGATACCGTGGAGCAGAAGAAGACCTTTTTGAGGGAATACTATCGAGCTTTCGTCCTTAAAAGACCTGAAACCAGAAACTTTAAGACCCGATAGTCTTAAATGAGAAGTCATACAATATCTTCTTTCTTCTCATCCTCGTGAATGGCGTTGCGCTGATCAATCATTTCGTCGATATTTTGTATCCGGTCAATAGGTCTCGGCATCAAACCGTTATCAATTCGCTCGGTTACAGTAACACTGCCGACTTTAAGCTGCCTGGCGGAAATGGCGCTACACTTGGGGCATTGATGAGATTTTGTCCCGGTGTCTAGCATGACCTTAAAGATACCATGCTCTGGACACTTAAAGCTAAACATTCCCATTAATCAGCTCCGGTTGCTATTTCCCTAGCGTGTTCGGTTTCGGCGAGCATTTCTTGGAATCGATTGTGTGAGTTGGACTCTGCGGCATCAACCGCGTCATTCCTGGAGTATACCACTACACCACCTAGGGTTCCGAGGAGGGTAGCGATAGAAATGGAATTCCGAATAGCTTCCATAACGGCCGGGGCGGAATCCAAAATGTCTTCTACCGACACTTCCAGTTCGCGCTGTAGGTCGAAGGTCTTGTCTTCATTGTTTGAAAGCCAGTCGATGCGCTTTTTAACTTCGTCGGAAGTATAGCCGGCGTTCTCGTAAAGTTTCTTGACGGGAGCCAGGAAGGCCGTAGCAAGGATTCTGTAGGCTAAAGCCTTAGCCCCGTCCTGTTCGCTGTTGGCTTCGGTGAGGAAGTCCTTGGCGAGCTTGGTGAGCGTCCAGCCTCCGCCGGGGAGAGTGCCGTATTTGGACGCGGATCTGATTGCACACCATGCGTCTTCTACTCGATCTTTTTTCTCGCGGATTTCTACCAGGGAGGGCGCGGTTATGTAAACCTTGGCTACGCCGCAGGTTAGCTTGGCAATACGAGTTTCGATTTCTTTAATATCGTATTCGGCGCCTTTTTGCTTGGTTTTCAAATACTTAAGTTCATCGACACGGAGTTCTACAGAAGTCGGGTCGGGCAGGCCGATTATCGTCGAACGGTAGCGCGAGGACTCGAAGGCGTCAGATCGACCGCGGACGAGTTCTTCGGTAGTGCCTTGAGGTAGAGGCTTGGTCAGCGGATTGAATACGACCGAGTTTGTATATGCCGACAAGTCGTGCAAGAACTGGGACTGGGAATTGGATGAAATGGTTTGAGGAGTCTTAAGAGGTACGGCATTGAAAGCTTCGGGCTGTTTAAAGCCGTAAGCCAAGAACGCCAGGGCTTGGTCCGAAAATGAATGGGCCACAATAACGATATTTTTCGTGGTCTTGGCTTTACCTTCGGCATCCAAGGTCCAGTCGTAGATCTTTTGAAGGGGGGCTACGAGTACGCTAGGGTCGATGATGTTCCCGTCGAACAGTAAGTAGATCGGATTCTCCAAGTAAACCCGGCGGTTAGCCTGGTCGTTGATAAATTCCTGATAATAACGCTCGCAAGAATCTTCATAACCCACGTCGGCAGTATAACCTTGCATTTTTTCGACAGTGTATTTCGAATTGCCGTACTCTTCGATACCGATAATATTACCTTCTTCGCCGACCATATCAAAGCTCTTCATCACGATATCCGCGATTTCCGTATCGCCGTTAGCCGAAAGCGTGGCCACCTTGTGGAGCAAAGTGTCATAGTTCGAGGAATCTACTTTCTTGGCGTAACGGTCATAGATACGAGTTTGGATATCTGGGACTAAACCGTTGATAATACGAACGATTCGCTGCGTAGGATATGAACCTGCGCCGCCCGTATTTTCATCCAGGCTTTTTGCGATTGCATAGCTCAAAATGGTTGCGGTCGTGGTGCCGTCGCCAGCTTCTTGGGCGGTGCGAACCGTGGCGTCGGTGGCGGCTTCGAGGACTACCTGCTTTACGGGATCCATAAAAGACATATGTTTATAAACGGTTACGCCGTCTTTGGTAACGATAGGCTTTTGGGTAGATTCCGCTCGCTCCAAGAGGACTGGCCGGCCAAAGGGTCCGAGAGTCGATCCGACGATTTCCGAAGTCTCCCACAAGGTTTCAAGAATCTTGTGGCGCATTTTATCGGTTCGGGGAAGGGCAACCTTACCAGCAGCTTTCGGTTTGTAATATTGGCTCATCTATTCAGACTCCTTGGCGGTATTATACCTTATCGTTTAGACTTGTAGGCGCTCTTGATGGTTGTAAGGATTTCGCGATCAGAAAGACCAGTAGGTGCGCTCGACAGAATTTCATATGCTCTATCGAAGTTATAACCCTTAGATTGCAGGTCTTTAGCCGCAATAAAGAGTTCACTGTTGCGCTCGCCTTTTAGGGCTCCGAGCAGGAGAAGGTTACGAGTTCGAGGGCTGGGTTCGAGTTCTTGTCCGGGAAGCAATTCGACGGGGGGCGGACGTTCGATTTTGGGGGACGGGTAAGATCCGTGGCCGATAAGCCAGAGTTCGAGTTCGTTGCGGGTAATCTTCCGGCCTATGGAAAGCACGGCTTGCTTTTTATTCTTATCTTTTCGGATAGCGCCAGGAAATCTGGAAAGACGGGAAGGATTTTTATTTTTTGGGTCGGCGTGGATAACGGCCTTAAAAACGCGTTCGGCGTAAGATCGATACATCTCTTCATTTTCGAATTCGTCTTCAATGGATATCATCCAGTGAATACTCTTGCCCCCCGAAAAAATCGACGTGGCGTAAGGGAGGCCAATTTGCCCCATGTACCGGATCTGTTCTTCGAGACCGAGGGTATCACACTCTATCAGGATATTGCGGTATGCAACCACGTTCTCGTCAAGTCTTCGATTTTTAAGAGGATTTACGCTCATGTATTCCGGGAGTTTCTTCCAAGAAAAAACATCGGTCACGTCGTAAACTTTAGTATCATACGCGTTAAAACCAAAGCACGTTTGCTCGCCTTCCTTAAAAAGCATTTGGAGCGCCGCTTCAGTTTCGGTCATGTTAATTATCCTGATTGGGGTTTAGGATTTCAGCGACATCGCCTACCGGATCGTGATCCACGAACCGCCCATGAACCATCTTGGTCATCAAGGTTAGCGGGGTCAAGGCTGAACGGAAACGCTTTTTATGACAGATCCATTCGGTGGTTCGCTCTTTAAAGTTCGGTTTAATTTCAACTATAAAGGTCGAAACTACGGCGATTGACTTGCCGCCTTTAATGCGAGATTCGAGTTCGGCTTCATCGTTTTTGTTCGGATGAAGTTGGCACATAAGCACGACCGGTGCCCGGTACGTTTTACGAAAGTTATCTAGGTAGTAAGAAAAATTTTCTAGAACCTTCCAGCCTTCGAGTCGGGTATTGCCCTTGGAATTACAAATCTTTTGGTAGTAGTCCACGACGACGGCGTCAAACTTTGTATGATTGTTCATGAGGGAATTCAGTACAGAAGTTACCCCCTCATATGTCGTTGTAAAGTCGTGATTTCCATTGTAATTTTGGTCTACGATCACGATATTGGAAAGATACGAATCACGAACCTGACTCATTTTTTGCAGTTGGGTCTTCGTGAACATACCCAAGTCCGCGTAATCATACCCCAAATCTAAGCAGGAGATTCGGTTCAGTACGTCGATCTCGCGCTCTTCGTTTGTGATAATCAAAACGCGCTTGCCGTTTTGGATGAGTGGGTGGATTATGTTGGCCGCGGTCGTACTTTTGCCATCGCCCGTTTTACCGCATACAAGCAAAATGTTCGAATACGAGAAGCTGGCCATTTCGGTTAAAGCACTGGAAACAAAGGGGAGTTTGTTTTGCAGGCTTAGCGCCAGTTCTTCAGTTTCGGCTTCAAGTCGCTGAGATCTTTGGGTTTCCGTTTCAGCCGGCATGTCCAGATTTACGGAATTGAATTGTTTAACCTGGTTGGCGTTGCTGATCAGGCGCTCGTACTCTTCGCTAACTTTGTGCGCGTCGAGGAGCGTTTTTTTCTTTAAAGTTTCCTTACTTAGACGAAGTATCGCTTCGTTTTCAGCTTGGATCTCTTGAAATTTTTGCTCATTGGACATTTATTCGCCTCAAAATTTGTAGGTCTTGTTAATCCATTCCATGGCTTTCGGGTCCGGAATGTACTTTTCGTATTTTGGTTTAGGCTTCTCAGGAAGCTTACCACGACCTTCGGATTCTTTGGACGGACTTGGAGTCGGATCGGATACAAAATCGATTCTGGAGCCATATGTGAGCGCTACAGCCTGGTCGTATTCCCGGCCGAGCAGGTCCAAAAGTGTTTTATGTCTTTTTGCGTTTTGTGATTTAGGATCTCGGATGCCCAATGCTTCGATGGTTCGTTTTTTTGAATATGCGTTGTCGAGGTCGCCAACTTGAATCCCGTTTTCTTTACAAGAATCCATGAAACCTCGGAGATATCCGCGAAACTCATTTGGCTTCGGTTGTTCGGCGGCGGAAGTGGCGCGTAAATCCAACAAAAGTCCGTCAAAAGTTTTTGTGATTTTTTGGCCCGCCGGATTTTCAACCGCTTTCTCGGAATCAATGAAACTATCATCGGAATTTTTCTTCCTATCTAGTCCTTCTTTATAAGAATAGATAGGATAGGACGCGTTTTCGGCCTTTCCTGAATGATTTCCATCACATCGAGATTGACGCGCTGCGTCATATGATAAATCAGTTTTTGATATGACGCACTGCGTCAATGATTGTCCGTTTGCGTCATTTTCTATATTTCGGTCATTTTTCGAGCTAGAAATCTGTCCAAAAAACTGACCAAAAACCTTAAGAACTGCGGCCTCTACAATTGACTCGATTTTGCCTAATTTATCTTCATTTTCTGGGGTCGTTTTGGTATCTTTTCGGGCAGCAATTTCTACGGGCAAGTTGGAAATAAATGAAAGCACACCCATGGCTTCCCTAACCACGGAATATGTAGTTTTTGGCTTAATTCCGTACTTTTTTGATATATTGCTGTGGAGGTTTTGGTCGTTCGGGTTTTCTAGAATGTATATAATTGCATTTTTCACTTCGGTCTTAAAAGACGAAGACTTTAATGCCTCAATGTATTCTTTTTGATATTTCATATAGTTCGTCCCTGATCGTTCGGACATGGAAACTCGGAAGTTGAGGTATAATACCTGAAAATGACTTCCATGGCCGTTATTCATTCTTTAGAATATGTCACTCCTTCAGTGATTAGGTTACCAGAAATGAATGACGACGTCAAGAAATATTTAACGTACAAAGACAAGACCGTTCAGTATCAAATTTCAAGACTTAAGCGTAATTTTTACGTCAACAAGGACTGGAAAGAAGCCACTCTTATCAAAATGAACGGCGAGCTTTTTAAAACCGCGTATTGGGAATACGAAGGAAACTTCTATACTTACGGCGGCTTGGCTCAAAACCTATCTACTGCTTTTGGCTGGCCGGTAGTCAGACCTAAGTATACGGAACCAAAAAGATCTGCGATGCCGTGGGCTAAACCTCCAGGGTTCGCAATGTGGCGCCACCAGGAAGATGCCGTGCAAAAATTACTAGAACAAGATCACGCCGCAATTAGCTGCCCTACCGGATCCGGAAAATCTCGTATCCTTCTGGAACTAGTCAAGACGATAGGTCTACCAACAATTATCATAACTCCAAGTAAATCAATATCTTATCAAATCTATAATGAATTCGTAGAAAGATTCGGCGCCAATAAAGTCGGGTTCTTCGGTGATGGCAAAAAAGATATCAAAAAATTCATAACTATTTCTATCAGTGCCTCCCTGGCCAATATAAAGCCAGGCAGCAAAGAATGGGTCTTTATGAAGACCAAACAACTCATGCTCGCTGACGAAAGCCATACGGTCCCCCGCGACACCTTAGAGCCCGTTTGTATGAACCTGCTAGGGCACTGCCTTAAAAGATATTTTGTTTCGGCGACTCAAATGCGAAACGACGGCAAAGATCTTCTCCTGGAAGGCATCATTGGACCCATTGTTTACGAAAAGCCTTTCAAGGAACTCGTAGAAGAGAAGATTTTAGCTGAACCCATATGGCGGTTTTTTAACGTACCGATGTCGCCCACTCACGGCTATTCCACGGATGCCATGAAGGAAACGCGTAACCACTTGTATCGTAACGAAAATGTTAACATCCTGGCGGCGGAAATGGCGAATAAGGCAGTTTCTGAAGCGGGCCGTCCCACGGTAATCCTTATCGACGAGTTTTGGCAGTTCGTACACCTGATGGATAAAATCAAGGTTCCGTTCGTATTTGCCCACGGAGGGGCTACGGCTTCGAAGGAAACCGACGAGGAAAGCGCCCTCCAACAAATTCCCGAAAAATACCTCAAAATGGAAGCCGCCGATGCTATTGCCGACTTCAATTCCGGCAAGGTGAAACTCCTGATCGGGACTTCGGCCGTATCTACGGGCGTTGACCTTAAACCCACCCAATGCCTTATTTACATGCAAGGCGGAATCTCAGAGATCAAAGTAAAACAAGGCGTTGGCCGAGGAACCCGCATGGGGCCTCCCGGAAAAACCGACTGCTGGGTTGTAGACTTTATTGTTAATGGATCGAAAACCTTGGAAAGGCATGCAAATGCCAGAAAGGAAATTTATGAGTCGATGTACGGCTCCGCGGTGATTATCTAAATGGACCAAAATTCCGACTACGTTAAATTTCTAAACGAAATGACTTTGGGGCATAAGACCCTAAAAGAACTGGACGATGTTAAGTGCATGGAAATTATGATCGAAATGGAAAACCGTTTCAAGGATCTCATCCTGGCCAGTAAGACCAAAAAGGTCATGATCTATAAAAAATTCATAAAATACGTTAAAGATGAAAAAGGCAACATACTTCACTCAAAAATGTATTTCCGAGAAAGAGAAGTGGTTTTTGTTAGTGACATACTGGCGGACATCCGGGATGAAGATCACGAAGCCTTATATTGCCGTAAAATCAACTTTAAGTTTATGAAATGGGTAATGGAACTCGATAGTCCACCCAAACACCGGAATCTTAAAATCATCTATGACCAATACAACCAGCTCCGATCCATGGTTATTCAAAAGAATCTGCCCCTCGTAGTCAACCGCTCGAAATTATTCCAGTTTAAATCTCGCAAGTCGAGCGAAAATCCTTTAGAATACGTCCAAATCGGGGCGGAAGGTCTCATCCATTCCATCGACAAATTTGTACCTGCCGGTACAACCTTCGGTCAGCGCGAATTCAAGGCCCCCGCAATCGGTTGGATCCAGTCAGTCCTCATGGAAGACGCCAAAAGCCGTACCATGCTCAAAACTTCCACGACGGACAAACGAATTATGTACCGGGTCAATATTGCCCGCTATCGCCTCGGATATTCGGAAATTGCCAAAGTCCTAGCCTTTGTTCAGGAAAAATACCCCAAAGCCACTCAAGAGCAAATCCAGAGCATGATATTATCAGAAAACATAACCTCGGTCGACGGCACAACCGAAGACCGTTCGGCGTTTTCCCGTCATATGCAAACGGACAGCGCCGAAGAAGAAATTATCTCATCGCTGATGATTCAGCGAGTGGAGAAAATAGCCAAGGGATTTTCTATTCTAGAGCGTAAAGCCCTAGTCCTTAAAGGAGGAGTCAGTGGAACAGCAGTTTTATCCGTGGATGACACTAAATGATCTCGTCGCCGTTCAAAAGATCGAAGCGACGGGCGTAAAAGTCCAGCAAGAACGCGGAGTTGCGTTAATGTCGCACAACAAGAATCTCGCCGTCACCGTGTTAGTATTCGACACCGAGATCAATGACGAGATGTACCCCGCCGGCACTAGGGTTGCTTTCAGCGGCGAATCCCAGTCCAAACCTTGGAATTCTGGAGTTTTAAGCCATGAGGGAAAATCTTTCGTTTTGGCCCCGGCCAAAGAAATCATCATGTACTCGATCCCAAAGAGTGAAAGCCAGCCGGAAGTAAAATGACCAAGATTTTGTGGGTGGGTGATCTCCATGTTACTCAGAAAGATGATGAAAGCCTACAAAAGCTTTTTAACCGCATTTTGGACATGCAACCAGACCACGACGCAGTAATTTTGGCCGGCGATATCTATAACGATCATGGAGTTTCGCATGCCAAGGTTCAAGAAACCATCATGGGGTTTTTTCAGAAGCTCGGAGAGTGCGGGGGCGGAAGTCGAGCCTACAACATCGAAGGCAACCATGACAAAACCTCCGATGGAGCCCACTCCAGCCTGACCGTGCATCTATCTCAGAATGTAAGCCAGGTCTTAGAACCTTACGGACCTTTAATAATAGGCGACGGTATCGGCCTCGTGCCTTACTATCGTGAAGATTCTCGCTTCGTAGCTGCGGTCCAAAAGATTGCTAACGAAGGCGCCAAGATCATTTTTTGTCACCAAGAGTTTAAAGGGGCCATGTACTCGGCTTCCGTAAAGTCGGAGTCCGGCGTTGACCCTTCTATATTTTCAGATTTGACTTTCATTTGCGGGCATTTCCACAATAGCCACGTAGCCCGAGATTCAATGCCCCGAATCGTCTACCCCGGTACTCCCCGGTGGCTCACCAAATCTGATGCAAACCAGGATAAGGGCTTGTGGTCTTTTACCATCCAAAACGGCATTCTCCTGAATGCGGAATTCAAAAGCTCCGCAGATATCATGCCGGCCTATTGGGATTTTAATGCGGACGATTCATTCAAAATGCCGCAGTGCGTCAAAATGGGGGACAAGGTATATGTCAATTACACGGGCAGCTCCGAAGCAGAATTTCTCGCTAAGCACTCGGATTATAAAGTTATTTTGAGGTCCGAGAAAAAGGATCTCGCCCCAGAAGAGAAGACGGTATCCGAGTCAAAAGGCGTCGTCAATTCAATTTCGGACTATATCGAACAGGGTACGTTTAAAACGGAAAAACCCATACTACTGCAAGAAATATTACGAAGGGTCGGACAATGAACGAAGAAGAAGTTTATAAAAAACTCATGGAACTCCGCCACTTAACCTTAAGATTCGGAGCCATTCATGACCTGCAAAAGTTCCAGATCGAGATGCTCCCCCAGGTAGCATTTGAATGCGTTCTTTCTAGCGAAGCTCGAATCCACATTGACGATAAAATTGTAGAGTACAATATCTCCGTAAGCAAAGCTGTGCCTGAGAGATATAAAAATAAGGCCATTAGATATATCTCCGACACCATAACAAAGCTCCTGTGGCCGGATACAATTACGAAGTTTAAATTTCAGGAGGTGCGTCTTGACCGACAAAAACGCGCTCATAACAACCGAAGAGTCGGCCCTTCTAGGACCCGAAGAGCAAAGAGCCCTTCAAAAGTTTAGAGCCGAAGGCGGCCATTCGCTTTCCCCTACAGCTTCAGCCGGCTTTCTGGCCTTGTTCATTCAAGGCAAGTCGCTTAGAGAAATTCATGACCTAAACCGCGCCATACCATTCGGTTCAATAGTAGAAGCCCGCCTTCGTTACGGATGGGACTCAACAAAAGAACAGTATATTCAAGATCTTCAGTCCGGTGTCGTAAAGCGTATGATCCAGGCTCAGATGGAGTCAGTGAATTTCTTGGCCGACGTCATGGCCGCCACCCACAAAAAATATGGCGGCGCAATTAAGAAATACCTACAGAGCGGAAATAAAGATGATCTCGAAGGCTTTGATATCGAAAGCATTTCTTCCTATCAAAAAGTAATCGATTCCGTACTTAAGATTACAGGCAAAGATAAAGAAAGCAAGATACGAATCGACGGCAGCGGCTTCGGTTCGGCCCCCGCCCCTCAAAACACCGCGAAGGGCGTGAGCCCCGAAAAGGCCAAGGCCATTCTGAAAATCTTGGCTAACGGAGTGGTTACGGCACCAGAGGACGAAGACAGTGGCGATTGATGAAGCGTTGATGCGCAACCTTCTACTTACGCCATGTATCGACAAGGAAGCCCTTGGGGATTGGTTCAAGACCTTCCTCGGAGTGGAGCTTTTTAATAATATCGTTTCCAGGTATGCGACCAGTTCCCCGCTTGATGCCGCATGGGAACTCTACGATTTTTCCGTTCGACCTAAATCTCAGAAGCCGGAACAGTTTTTGTACGCTTCATCTAGATCGACCCAAAAAACGCTCCTACTCGCGGCCGTAGAAACCGCCCTCCTGATCCATACCCAGCGTAACGTAATTCACTATGCCGCGTTCCGCAGCCAGCTCTCGCCGGCCCACAAGTACATGACAGAATTCGCCAACCGCGCCTACGTCCGAGACCTGCTTCCAGATGATCCGACCCAGTCCAAGATCGAATATCTGATCCCTATCGACCCGGCCAACAAAGACTGGATGGAAGGAATGTCCGTCCAAAAGATGTTCGAAAAAGATCCATCCATGCTCAGATCTACGACCATTGAACTTTTGGGCATTTCGGCGGCAAATACCCAAGGCCGGCACGAAAGCGTAATTAGTATCGATGAGGTGTCATCTCTAAGCGGCGCGGACATCGGCTATTACAATGACATCGTCAAGATCCCCATTGCATCTTGGCGCGGCGACCCCTATATGCTGTTCAAGATTTCCACCCGCCGCGGAGCCTACAGCGTTGTAGAAAAAGAAATCGCCAAGGCCGATAAGACCGGTCTTAACGTCCGCAGGTGGACGGTTTTTGAGGGAATTGAACGATGCCCAGATGAAAGATCCGGCACCGACTTTAAGCATACCCGATACGTCGACGTGAATACTAATTCCTTCCTGACCGAAGCCGAATACCAGGGGCTTGAGCAAAAGAAGAAAAAAGATCACGAAAGAATTCAGTATGCCACCGGCTGCTTGACTTGTCCACTTCGAGTGCATTGCGGCACCGACGCCAAAAATCAGAAGTCGGGATCCAAGTTTCTCCAGAAGATCGACGCGGCCATCGTGGATTACCTTTCCTCCGAACTCGATTTCTATAATTCGCAGTGTATGTCCCTGATGCCAGCCAAAGAAGGACTGGTGTTTACTAAGTACGACAATAGCACTCACTATCTGGAACCGGATGAAATGTACCGGATTTTTACCGGACAGGCGCCCGCGACCAAACAAACCCCAGAGACTTTGATCCGCCTGTTCAAATCCAAAGGTCTTCGGTGTCACGTTGGCCTAGATTGGGGTTTTACGGACCCTACGGCGATCACAACCCTATTTACTGATGGTGAAAGATCCTTCGTTGTAGAAGCATTCGCCAAGTCAGGCCTAGAGCCCGAAAAAGACGTCGTCCCCATCTTGAACGCGATGAAGGCAAAATACGGGCACTTTTCTATCTACCCGGATACCGCCCGTCCAGACAACAATGCCATTTTGGCCCGGCACGGTTTCGCAGTCTACGATAAATTCGAAAAGAAGATCGGGCAGGGGGTTGACCTTATCCGCTCGGCTCTATCCCCGATGTCCGGAGAGCCCAGACTCTATCTGCTCCGTGGATGCACAGACCCTCTAAACGAAGAAATGAAACTATATCACTATGTTATCGGCCCTGACGGTACCCCCACCGACGAAATCGCCGACGAATCGAACCACTCTTGCGATTCACTGCGCTACATCTATTTGAATGTATTCGCCATGGCCAAGGCTACCCTATCGGTGGGCGGTGAGCCGGAAGATATGGAAATCTCGACCTCCCAGATGGCCAGCCAGGCCGCTGGGGTCGGGGTTACCATGAATACCAGCAAAGAAGGTAACCTATGGTTTTCAATAGACCAAGAGGACTATGAGAGCGAGTAAACAGGGGTCAAATTCTTGAAAACATAGCCTAATCTTTATTAGGTCGAGGAGTTTTTATGGGTATTATTCTTAAAATTACTAACGCAATTCTGGGTTATAGCGATGAATCCGGAGTAAACGCTAACCCCCTGCTCAAATTGTTCGATTTTACGCGCCGCTACGACTCGATCCCGGCCAAGAATGGCGAATCCCGCGCTGCGACCATCGTACCGAATGGCAGTTTAACCCTGTTTGACGGAACACGCTCCCTGCCCTCCCCGATGGTTGCTACCACTACCCAGGTAAGCCTTTCCCGCCTGGTGTCTTCCGCTTCGACATACCGCCTATCGATCTCCGGGGCCGGCGCATTTCGCACAGCTCGCAGTACTTCCATCACTTCGGCCAGTTCAATTGCAGTCGCAGTGAACAATAACGCTATCGCGACCTTTACCATTTCCGTAGCGGGCAGTTTTTCTGCAGTGCAAGTAGGCGATATCATTCGCATTAAAGGCCCTAAAGCCGGTGATATGACCGGATACGCATTCGCCGCTTCAAATAGCGGTTATTGGCAAGTTTTGAATGCCACGGCAAGCCAAATCAGCGCTCGTAGGCTGCCGGGCACGGACTTCGAAGCCGTGAGCGAGGCCGCAGTCGTTATCGGGGTCACCGACACGGCCAATCAGTTTATTGTGTATTCCTCCGCCGGCATTCAATCCGGAGATAGTTTTTTAATTCAGGGCACTTTAAGTACTTCCAGCTTCAATTCCTACGATGTGAAAGAAGTTGGCCCGGACTTCATCGATTTCGTATCCGGCATCCCCCTCGCCGAAGAAAGCGCCATCCCCCTGGCTACCCTAACAGACATTCTGTTCTATACTGACGCCAAGAAGATGGTCTATGTCGAGGGCGACCAAAAGCTCGCGATTCGTTTTAATAACAGCACCGAAGATTCTGTACTTGTAGAGCCGATCCTTTACAACGACGAAACGCTCCCCGGATACTTCATGAAATGGGGCTTCGCATGGAAATGTGTAGTCGTAAATAAGTCTCCCACTTCGAGTGCTACCATCCGGTGGATCGACGCCGAATAAGACCCCCGAAAACACGGGTATAATAGGGGTAATATGTCAAATCCGAAAAAGAAAAGCTCCGGTCACGGCCCAAAAGTAGACGTACTCCTGGCCGCCGAAGAAGAATCCGCAATTGCCACTTCCCAGATTCCGGAATCGTCACTCGTTAGTGATATCATGGACACTATCGAAACTCTAGAGAAGTCCGGCCGCGTCCCGCGCAAGCAGTCCAAACAAAGCATAGAAAACGAAAAATCACCCGTAAGGATGAGTTTCGAACTCGACCCACTTAAAGAATACGCAGGCGGCGGTAGCGTATACCAAACAAAAGATAATTCTCTCCCGAACGAACTCATTAAACGTATCACAGGTCCCGGCGGGGATGACCTCGTTTGCCATATTATTCAGGCTAGATCAAACCACGCTTCCCTATTCGGCAAACCCCGCGATAACCGTTTCGATATCGGTTTCGACCTACTCCCTAAAGACAAATCCATGCTTCCTAAAGATCCCCAAAAAATGGAAGAGATCATGAAGCGCGTGGAAGCGGTTAAGGAGTTTTTGTGGTCTTGCGGCAAGGGCCGTGTCCGCGGAGAACAAGAGCAGCCTTCTTTTTCTCAATATCTAAAAATGATCACCGCCGACGGCCTTAAGTTCGGAGTACACGCCACAGAATTCCTTTATAAAGATGAAAGTCTCCCGCCGACACCAGATAATTTCTACGGCTTTCGCCCGGTCGACGCCGGCACGATTTATAAGCTCAAAGCTTACGCACAGCAGGACGACTCTTTCCGTAAAGCTGCTATTCAAGAGATCAATAGCCTGCACCGCCAAAAGGTAATCAGCCAAAGCGAACTCGATGGCTACCTTAAGGGGGACTACATCTATTCTCAAGTAATTAGCGGGAACATCAAGCAGTTTTTTTCTTCAGATGAGATGATTTTGCACAGCATGTATCCTACGACAAATGTCGAACTCAAGGGATATCCGCTCACCCCGCTCGACCAAGTCATCCACGCCGTGACGATGCACATCAACATCACAATGCACAATAAACTGTACTTCCAGTACGGACGAGCCGCCCGCGGGATGCTCGTTATTAAGTCCCGGTCGGTTGACGAAAAGAAACTGGCGAATATGCGCAGCCAGTTCCAGCAAACGGTCAACTCTGTTCGCCACGCCCACCGTATGCCGGTTTTCGCAGTAGACCCCCAAGATGACATCTCGTGGCAGGCTATCGACAACTCTAGCCGTGACATGGAATTCCAATACCTCTACGATAACAACATTCGGGTTATCTTGGCGGCTTTCGGCATGTCCCCCGACGAATTGCCGGGTTACGGGCATCTGTCTCGGGGTACGAATTCACAATCTCTGAGCGAAAGTTCTAATGAATACAAGCTCTTAGCAGCAAGAGACACGGGAATCCGCCCTCTCATAAATGACCTCCAAGAACATGTAAACAAGAATATTCTTCCGAGAATCGACGAAGAAGTATCCAAATACTTCGGTTTTACATTCTGTGGACTGGACAAGGAAGACCCCCAAAAAGAAGCTACCCGCCTGCAGCAAGATATGCAGACCTATGCATCGATAAACGACATCCTGGACCGCTGCGAAAAAGAACGCCTCCCAGAAGAACTTGGCGGCGAAATGCCAATGAATCCGCTATATTGGCAAACTATAGCCCCTTTCGTACCGGTCGGTATGATCATGGAGCACTTCTTCAAAGTGAAAGGTGCGTCAAAAGATCCAAGATTCCAATATATTCGGGACGGATTTTTTTTCCAGGCAAAACAGATGGAACAGATGGACGTACAGGCTCGAATCCAGCTTATGATGGCCGGCATGCAACAACAGCAAGCCCCCCAACCACATCCTGGCCAAGAACAGGGCGGGCAGCCACAAGAACAGCTCCAGCAAAACGAAAAAGACTTCGCAACTCCGAATCTGGAATTTACAGACCTGCTTAAAAAATGGACGTCGTGATATAATCATATGTCATGTACAATCTAAAAGATAAAGACTTTAAGGCGGCAATGGTGAGGCGTTTCGGCCCAGAACCTAAAAATTTGGCCGATTCTGATTATTTGCTTATGGGATGGCATGATGACGAATTTCATTTTGAGTATGAAAATTCAAGCAGGGGCCTAGTCCATAATTTGGTAAAATTGGCTATGTATGCGCAATCGAAACCCGGCCCCGAAATGGTGGTAGCGATCTTTATTCGAACTAAGAATCACGCGAAAAAGCATCATGCGGATTTTAAGAGAGCCAAGTTCTTGGCCAAGAAACTATGCAAGGAATTGAAGACCTTCGATGCAATTTTCTACGACGAAGTGGATATGGGGTCGATTGCTACGATTGGCCAAATGGTCAAAATTCTAAATGAGACGCAGGCAAACATACGAATATCTCAAGGCACAGCGTATGACTGCTAAAAAGAAATATACCCCCGCGGACCTTAAGAAGGCAATCGAAGAAGCCTATTCGCTCGGCCTTAAGCACGGATCGAAGGGCCAAAGAACACTCGGCCTTAATCCCGCTATCGAAGCCGAACTCCAAATGAACGCCCTCAATAAGTCCCTGGACGCAAACGGCCAGAAGATCAATAAAGAAATCTTAGAGAATCATTCCAATATCGTCGCCAAACAGATGAAGGAATGGGCCAAGGATAAAGCTTCCGCCCTGAACGATATCCTCAAAGAAGCTCACTCCCACGGTTCCATCAAGAAAGATGGACAAAAAGCTTAGTAAAACTATAAAATTGGCAATTCAATCCCTATTCGAAAGAACGAAAGCCAGGTTCCTCGGCAGTTCTTACGAAGGGCCGCGTATTTTCTTGCAAGTAGTCGGCGGAATGAATCCCAACGATACTCTAGAAGGCGCTTTTCGCCACGCCTTGTTCATGAACCTCGGTGCTCGCGCTCAAGTAGATGAAAAGCTCCTCGATGCCCAAGAAGAAGAATTTGAAACCCTAGTTGACGCCCTCAAGGAACGCACCACCCTCGACGTGCTAAGAGCGGTCAGGGAAGGCTCCGAAGAAAAAGTCATAGAAGCGATGAACCGTGCCGAATCGCATTTAGAAATGGTTACTAGCACGGAAGTTCGCAGGGCGCAGTCTACGGCCGAAGTCAGTTCCGTACACCAGTTCGCCGCGGCTTCCGGAATTTCCGATCCGACAGTTTTTTTTATTGGCGTTAACGACGACAAGAAGTGCAAAGTCTGTCTGCAGATGTATTGTGTAGATGGTAATCCTAAAATCCCTAAAGTCTTCAAACTTAGCGAAGTCAGAACGAGCTATCTCAAAAGAAAAGAATGGGACGGCGTAACGCCGCATCTTTCAGGGCACCCAAGATGCCGTGATAGCATGACCATCTTGGCCCCCGGTTTCGCTATAGGCCCTGACGGTCGCGTGAAATGGGAAGGGCTCGGATATGACCATTACGCGGCAACCCGCGGCGGCTCAAAACCCGAATAAGTAGCTTTCGTATCGTCTGGCGGATTGATATTCGCAGAAATCGAAAAGCTTTCCCATCCCCGATTCCGATCCAGGAGCGCGGGAATAGCGTTCAATCATAAAGATATCCGAAGTAGATAGCGCGGTTTCGGAAATAAACACGTCGACTTCTTCCGGCTTAAATTCGGAAATCATAAGCCGGCCGTTCAAATCCCGCATTAAAGCTACGCAAAGTTTCCCCATACCGTTATTCTCTCCCGAATGCCATCAAAAGTCAACGTAAAAAATCTTCGAGCATAACTCGAAGCCGAACATCGGCCTCCAAGGTTTCATAACTGGCCAATCCTGCTTCCGGCCCGTAGTATCTATCGGCGAACCTGCGCCGAGTAAAACACTTCCTGGCGGCAGGTAGTCCAAACCTGAAGGCGTAAACCATTGCAACCAGATCTTGATATCCGGCAATGTTTTTCCGGCAGTCGGGATCCCGAAAATAGTCGGTCAGTATTTTCTTTACAAAGCCGTCCCCGGTATTGGAACTAAACAGCAGGTTAAGCGTCGACGAAGCCGGATTCCCTATAAAATTCATAAGTTCAGACATGGTCGAAAAACTGCCGGCGCGTTTTATGTTGGCATCCACCCCGTCCTGATCAAAAAATCTAGCCGGACCATAGGCTTCCGAACAAATCCGGAACAAGCTCTCTTTTAATGTTTTTCGAAACTCCTCGTTATCCATAGTCCTATTCTACAAATCTTCTGAGCAAGGATTCGACATAAATCTCGTCATAAAGGCGTAGACCGGCCAAAATTCCGTAAGCAGTGCGAAGATGCAGAGCAAAGGCCTCCGTCCCGAAGAATTCCAGAGTCTTTTCTCGGCCAAAACGCACCGCATAGAACAGCACTATAAGTTCTAGGTAACCATTGACCGTCCGGATTTGTTCGGGATGAGTAAATTCCCGGTTCATAAAGCCAGATACGAATTTATCGTCTTTTAAGGAGGTTATAAGTACGGCGGTGAACACTTTAGGCATATCCAGTGCGGATCCGGACCAAAAATCGTATGCATTCTGGGCGTTAGGGTGGTTATGGACTATACCATCGACGTAGTCTTGGTTATAGGGGTTTTTCTTATTGACCCTATCCAAGGGGTAATCCGTGCGACTTAAATCCCAGGCCTTCCGGATAGCTAGTTCTTTGAGCAAGTTCATTAAGGACAGGATAGCCCGGCTTAGGTCTTCAAGTCCAATATAAACCTAATCTTGGTAGTTAAAGACTTGTAAGGATTGGTATAATAGATCTACTATGTCAAGAAGATACGGCTCAATTTATAAGATCACGAATACCGTCAACGGTAAGTCTTATGTTGGGCAAACCACTACTACGGTCGATGTCCGTTTTAAGGCACATGCCAGGTCCAAGGCCTGTCGCGCTCTCGCCGAAGCTTTTAAAAAATATGGCAAAAACTCTTTTAAAGTCGAATGCTTAGCTGAAGCCGAAACTCGCGAAGATTTAGACCAAATGGAAAGATTGCTCATCGAACAGCACGGTACGCTATCTCCGGGCGGATACAATCTTAGAACCGGCGGAAATGGAAACGGCACTTTTTCGGCAGAATCCAAAAAGCTAAGATCGGCGATTAGAATCGGCATAAAACGCACCGGCCGGGCAGCGCAAGGATTGGCAAGGTATAACAAGATGCCCCATTCCAGGCCCGTAACATGTTTCGATCCTATATCCGGGATCGAAATGAGCTACATAACAGCCAACGCCGCAAGAAAAGAGGGGTTCTATCCCGGTGGAATTCTCGATGCCTGTAAGGGTAAAATAGCGCAACACAATGGCCGCATCTGGAAATATGCGGACGCGGAATCCTATCCACTTCCGCCGGCCAATGCCCGACATTCTCCGAGACTCCGGGCTTTATATTTTAGAAAGATCGAACAAGTTGACCCCATAAGCGGCAACATTATCCGCGTTTTTAATAGCGGAAAAGAAGTTAATGCAGCGGGCTTTCAGTACGGGAAAGTTCTCGGATGCTGTGAAGGCCGACCGAGGGCGAGTTCTCACCTCGGGTTCGAATGGAGATATGTATGATCATCCAGGGCCTTGCTCTTACGGAAATCGTTGATTCATCGGGCGAAATACTTTTAGTAGATGGCTGCGATATTTCTACGCTAGATAAGTCGGGAACGCTCAACTATGAGCACTGCAACGAGCAGGCCGACTCTATTGTAGGTAAAATTATATACGCTAAAAAAATCTTTACGGCCGCAGATTGCGAGAATGACGACCAGCTAAGATTCTATAAGCAGGTAAACGTCCCGTGCGTTTATATAATCGGCGAACTATTTGACGCCGAAGGTCACCCCGGATCCCTTGCAATCGCGGCAATGTTCAACTACGCCAAGAAGAACAATCAGCCGATGATGATCGGGTTTTCCATCGAAGGTTCTACCATGGAGCGCGATGGGATGTACCTCAAGCGTACCGTCGCAAGACGCTGCGCGGTCACCGTGAAGCCGGCCAACAAATCTTGCACGGCAGATATCTTAGAACAAATCCCAGAGGCCAAAAAAGCCATGGGCGATCAAGACTATCGCCCGCTCTCCAGAGGCGTAGAAACTCTATATTCCGAATTTGAAGCCACCCCCGTTTTCAGTCTCGATTCCGCCATTTCAGATCTCTTCGAATTCCAGACCATCGCCAAGTCCTTAACCGCAGGCAGCCCATCGGGAGCCCCCGGCAGTAACACCCAAGGCGCAGCCCTGCAAGGTAGAGCCAAGAAGCTAGGCAAGGAAGAGAAAAAGAGCGTACTTTCACAGGTTAAGGCCTACGTCCGCGACAATTGGAAAAAAGACGAGCCGCTCGAAATATTCATCAAGAATCAGCTCCCGGCTCTAGGGGACAAATTTAAAGAACATTTCTCCGAGCTTATGGACGAACTACACCTGGCCAAATCCGCTAGAGTCGCAGCTTCGCACCGCCACGTACTAGCTACAGTCCCCCACGACGGAATCCAAAAACTCCTTGTGGCCGGCATTCGAACCAACCGTCCGGACTCAAAGCCCGTCAAGACTGTAAATTCTCTGGGCGACCGCGTAATGGTCTCTCGCGGGTACAACACCCCCGAAGATATGACGACTTCCTCGGAAAAAGCGGTAGCGTACCACAACATCGCCCGCGACTTCTTTGGACTAGGCGGCATAGTGCCCACCGCCGCTGTATACATCAATCCGATGGACGGCCGGGTTCATCATGCCGTTCGCCACGTAGATTCCAGCCACGGGCTTCCTAGCTCGTCAGAACAGTACGACGTAGCCATTAGGGATGCCGCCAGATCCGGTCTTCTTATTAAGGCTGCTTTAATGGACTATGTACTCGGCCACCCTAATCGTAACCTAAAGAACCTGCTTATGTCGGACGCCGGCTGGCCCTCCCTCGTAAGCAATGAAAAAGCTTTCAGTAACGACCCGAATCACCCCGAATACCTGCACCTAGTGGATGAACCGAACTTGACTGTTGACGAAGAATTCATGCGCTGGCTGCTCACTATGCAGCCGGACGCCCTCTACCGCATGATCCGCCAGAACGGCCTACGCAAGCCCCACGCCGAAGCCGCTGTACGTCGCCTAGTTCAGGCCCAGCAAAGACTTTCAGACTCGAAGAATATCGAATCCTTATACCAGGAGTAATTATGTCTATTTCTAATAAAATGGCCGAAGACCTCTATGAACAGCTCTCCAAAGCCGAAGCCCCCATTGTGGCCCGCGTCCGCCGCAAGATCCTCAAAGACGCCGGTCTCGGTGCGTTGAAGCGTAAAAAGCTCAAAGGCCCTAAACAGATCCAGAAGTCGGAATTCACTTTCGATGACGGCTCCCGCCACGAAATGCCCCTCGCCAAGAACGAATACCAAATGACCTCCTACGGGTCGGGCGACGTGATGATGGAATTCGGCCCGGAAGTCCCGGAAGAGTTTCGCCGTAGGGCTATAGAGTGGGCTAAAGCCCGCGGCCTCAAAGCCAAGGCTCAATCTATGGCTAAGTCCGAGAATTCAGCCACTTGGATCGTATTCCGGTCCAATTAATTCATTAGTTTCCAATACTTGACGTGAAAAACCTAATCATGTCAGGACAACCTTAATATATTCGAGGAGATACCAAAATGGCCGAACTTAAAAAAGCCCAAAAAGCAATGGAATTGCTTAAACAGCAAATGTTGCTGCGCATGCCTACCCGCGTGCAAACCGATTCCGTTGACGCTAACGGGTTCCCTGTTCTTTTGCTTTCTGACAGCACCCCTGCAGTTGGCGAAGACAACATCCTGATCAAGATCCGGACTATCGTTGCTGATTGGCAGCCGAAAGACGCTCTTGGCCTTGATCAGCGCGTTTACACCCCGCACGTAGCCGAAATTCTCTTGCAAAAGAATGCTACCACTACGATCACCAGCACCCCCGCTACGATTGCTCAGGTTCAAACCGAAATCGCACGTATGGGTCTTGGCGCTCGTTTGCTTGCACAAGCTGACGCTACCAACGCAGTCGTTGCTGAATCGCAAATCGCTGCCGCAGTATTGCTCGCAGATATCCGCGATCCTCAATTCCCTCTCATCGGTGAAATGTAAGAATTAGTCCTATTTAACCAACGAGAAGGAAGGAGAAAGTCATGGAAAAAATGACGCTAGAAGCGCTAGATGCACTCATCGTAGATGTAGAGCAAGAATTCGCTGCTTTGGCTAAATCTGCTTCCGTTCCTGCCGCTAAAGAAATTGAAGCGGAAGGTTCCGGCGGAGATCCTGTAAAAGGGAAGCTCGCTAAGGAAGAAGAAAAGTCCGAAGACAAAGAAGAAAAAGAAGAGCAAGAAGAAGAGCAAGAAGAAGAGAAAGTAGAAAAAGACGATCTTGACGCTGCTCCCGAAATGGACGCTCCCGCTGAAGAAGCCCCGGAACAAGAACAAGAAGCCCCAGAAATGGAAGCTTCGGGTGACGAAGAACTGGATGCTATTTACGGAGAAATGGACGAAGAAGAGCTGCAAGCTCATTATGAAGCCATTATGCGTGCTGCACAATCCAAATTCGGCGCTGAAGAAGCTCCGGCAATGGAAGAACAGCAAGCCGCTCCCGAAATGGAAGCGCCCGCAGAACAAGAAATGCAAATGTCCGAAAAAGACGAGAAGAAAGAAGAAATGGCTAAAATGGCCAAAGAAATTAAATCTCTCTCTAAGTCTCTTTCTGACAAAGAAGAAGAAACCAAGAAACTCGAAGAAACTTTGGGTCGTTTGGTTAAAGCCGCATCGGAAAAACTCCCGTCGCGCAAGTCTCTGACTGAAGATGACGTAATCACCAAGGGTGGTTCGCTCAATAAGTCCGAGCCCGGCATGACCAAAGAGCAGATCGATGAAAAGGCAAGTAAATTAACCAGACAGTCGCTCAACAAAAGTGAACGCGACGTTCTGAATAAATGGTTCGTCAACGGTCACGGCGCTGAAGCAGTGATTGAGCTTACCAAAAATTATAAGGTTTAAAAGGAGACCCAATGAAACTCGTAGACTCTTTAAATTCACTGGTTAAGGCTCTTGAAGCCGGCAACCTGAACGGCGCCCCTGGGTCGCTTCTTCAAGGTTCCGCTCTTCAGATCCAAGACGTCCGTGGAGTGATGGAAAACGTCACTTTCGGTATGGAAGAAATCAAACTGCAAAAGATTTTTCCCGTAGAAAAAGCAAAATCGACTCAAGTGCGCTTCAAACGTACTTTGTCTGATGGCGAACTCGGCCGTAGCGCTCAGTTCGAAGGTATGGTAGGCGCTGAAGAAACCGGCGATTACGTTGAAGCAGTAGTGCCGATGGCATTCTACTCCCACGTTCGTCGTGTGACTGTAGCCGCTAACGCAGTTGAAGCCTTCGACGGCGTCAAAGCCGAAGATCGCGAAGCTGAAAAAGCCGCTAAACTCTTGGCAGCAGACGTGGAATTCCACCTCTTCCAAGGTCGCGCTCACTTTTCGAACGCTGGTTTGTTCGACGGTAACCCGTCCGCAATCGGCCGTACCCCGGATATGATGGGCCTCGATCCCCAAATCCGCGTATCGGACATCCTCACGAACACTCAAGATTTGATGTTTGCTGAATATGGTTCTACCGAAAGCGTTGTTATCCCTGCAAACGGTGGTAACCTCACTCAGATCTTGCTCGAAGACATCGCTCTTCGCAGCAAGCTCAACTTCGGTAAAGCTCTCCGTTTGATGCTCGATCCTGTAGCTCTTTCGAACTACAACAAGATCGTAATTCAATCCGGCGGTAACATTACCCAGTTCGCGACCATGGGTCAAGCTCTCTCCGGTAGCGGTGCAGATCTTCGCAGCCAACAGACCTCGTCTGGCGGCATCAAAATCGAAGACAGCCACTTCCTCCGCGGTAAGCAAATCCCTGCACGCGCTCGCAATGGCGCTCCTGGCGCTCCGTCGCTTGCGGCTCCTGCTGCTGGTGGCGCTGCTACTGGTAAGCTCCCCGTTGGTACTTGGTACTACTACGCTACGAGCAATAGCGAAAAAGGTGAAGGCGTTCGTTCGGCAGTCTCGGCATCCGTTACTACGGTTGCTAACGATTCCGTAACGGTCGTTATTACCCCTAACGCTGCTCCTCTCGGCACGAAATACTTCAACATCTACCGCGGCACTCTTGCTAACGGTTCCGATGCGAAGTTCATCGGTCGTCAGGCTTACTTCGGTAGCGCTAACGTAACCTTCACGGATCTTGGCAACAAGGCTCCCGGATTTGTCAACGGCTACTTGATTCAAGAAGACGTTGCTGGACTCCATGAGCTGATGCCTTACAGCCGTATGCGCATGGGAATTCAGGATCTTAGCTCTCCAGAGAGTCACTTCCGCTTTCTATGCTTGGCGGTTTATCAGCCGAGGAAGCTCGCCATTGTTGATGGATTAAAAGGTAGCTTCCGATAGTATCCGAAATAGCTAAATAAAATAGCGAGTTAGCCCCCAACAGCCGAAAGGTTGTTGGGGGTTTTCTTTTGCGGTTGATATATTGCCACACGGTGGGGTATAATAATCACATGGACCCGACAAAATGTAAAATCTGCAACAAAATATTCATCCCGAAGTACGTCAATCGCGGTAAGGTGTGCTCAGAGCCGTGCCGCTCCTCCGCGATATCAAAATCAAAAATTAAATATAGCCCGGAGCAGGAACAACAAATCCTGGACCTTCGTGATCAAAAAAAGACCCGCGAAGAGATATCAAAAATAACCGGCATAAAGATTTCAAAGATTAAATCTGTGCTGGGGTCTCACGGTAAGGTTTTGGATATGTCCGACCGGCAAGCTAATGCTAAGGCCGGTCTTATTAGGGAGTTTGGTTCCATAGAAAAATGGTCAGAACATTGCAGAGCCGGCCTGACGGAGGGATCAGTGAAGGAAATGATCGCCAAGGTTACAGCAAACAACAAGGCCCGCGCCATAAATGACGGACTCACAAATCAAAAGCGGTACCATTTAAAGCATCAGGACCAAATCAGGGCAATGTGGAACCAATGGAATAAGGACAATGCCGAGTACCGGGCCTCACAGACAGCCAAAAGAAGAGCTGTAAAACTTCGAGCTGTACCGAAATGGTTCGACGAAAAAATGAAGACCCAAATAGAAGCAATCTATGGAGAAAGAAAGCCCGACCAGCACGTAGATCATATATACCCCCTGCAAGGGAAAGAAGTTTCAGGACTCCATGTGCCGGGAAACCTTAGACTAATCTCGGCAAAAGAAAACCTATCGAAGAGTAACAAAATGCCGGATCCGGAAGATCTAAAATAGCTCCCTGGTTCCTCCGTATGGCAGTATATTAACCTAGTAATCAACTATTCATTATTATTCGATTTTTATATATCATTTCAGGTTCTACTCGTGTTATAATATGTAATATGACAAGCAAAAACAACGCCGAACATCTAATACGGGTCATTAACGGTACGCAAACATTTAATGGGCAAAAGGTCAACCCATCGGCTTTTGTTTGGCAGTGCTCCACTCCGAATTGCGTCGACAGCAAGCCGGTAATAAGACAGCGCAAGGCATATTCTCATAGAATGTACTGCAATGCTTGCGCCAACCGCCTAAAGCTACTAGTCCCCGGATTCCGCGCAAAACGTGGCGCGGCCATTGCAAAAAGTATCGATAGAAACAAATGGAGGGAGGTAGGTATAAAAAATATGAGTAATCCGGAAACCATTAGCAAGATCAGAGAAAAGGCAGTTGCGTACTACGTCAACACTCCTGGGGCTAGGGAGAAAAGCGCGGAAACAGCAATAAAAAATAATAAAAGATCCGGTTTTGGAACTTCCGAATTTTCAGAGAACCTGTGGGCAAATGTCTTCACCCCGGAAATATCCAAAAAAATCAAAGACAGACTGGCGGAATCCAACAATACCTACGGCGAACCCGAATTCGTATCGATAATGAATCAGAGGTACCCAGGATTCAAGCTCCTTGAATACTCAACCCCAGACCATCAATTGGAATGTCCCAAGGGACACGTTTTTTGGATGAGATCGAATAATTTTTTGAGAAGGGGCAATTGTCCGGAATGTACTCCAAGATCACTCGCCGAATCCGAAATCTTTAATTATGTAAAATCTTTAGATCCCGCGACGCATGTTGACCGGAACAAAAGGGTCTTACTGGCACCGGTAGGACACGCCAAAGAAATTGATGTGTACGTCCCGTCTAAAAAGCTCGGCATTGAATTTCATGGCCTTTATTTCCATTCAGAAGAAATGATAAATAACGATCTTCACTTTAAAAAAGCAGAATTGGCGGAATTCAACGGAATACGGCTTCTCCAGTTTTTCGAAGACGAATGGAATGAGAAGAAAGAAATAGTGAAGTCAATAATCAGGGTAAAGCTGGGGCTTGCCGGCATCAAGCTGGACGCCAGAAAGCTATTCTTATCTATAGATAATGATAAAGTCCCGGATTTCTTTGAAAATAATCACCTAAAAGGTGCCGCCCCATCCTGCAGGGACTTCTCCCTATCGGACAAAGATGGGAATATCGTTTGCGCTTTATCTATCCGTAAAAAATACACAAAAGGGACAGGCGTTTTTGAGATTGCCAGATTCGCATGCTCATTAAATACAATAGTCCGAGGAGGGTTTCCTAAGCTGCTGGTCAGGGCCATAGAATACTGCAAATCAGTTGGCGGAACTAAATTGGTGAGCTATGCAGACAGGAGATATAGTAACGGCAAATCTTACAAAGCCTCCGGACGTTTTAAATTCGTCAAAAAAACAGTACCGGACTGGTATTGGACGAACAAATTTCAAAGATTCCACAGAATGACAAGCTATCGGATCGGAAAAGAAGAAGTCGCTAAACGCAAGTGGATTAGGATCTTCGGAGCCGGGAATCTTAAATATGAGATCGACCTATGACCCCTAAATACCCACTAAAGCTAGAAGCCGTTCGGGTTCATACTCTCGGCGAATCAATAAGTCCCCTCAAGCCCGGCTATAAGTGTCAATTATTTTTAAGCGGCAGGCCTATCGGGACCGCTCGAATAGTCAAGAAAGAGACCCGTCATTCGGCGATCTTTGAAGTGGAAATTTTAAAAGATCCAGGCATGGATTTCAACAAACTGTACATAGTCATGTCTTCCTTTGGCACTGATCTCGTCGTATCTACGGTGTCCTTTAGCGGCGACAATCTACCCCTGAGAATCCAGATAATTGAACAAAAACTCCACTCTTTCCTCTCTTAAAACGTGCTACAATAGCCCCCAAGTGTACATCCTCCGAAACATCCTCATCTATTTGCCGCCGTACATGAACGACATCCAAAGACCTCTTAAAATCGTAGTGCAGGATAACGAACCGCTATCGTATCTCCACCCTAAAGTCTTAGGCGTGGCCAATCCCGTAGCTCCCGGTTTCTTCGATCTTCATTTTGACGAACATCCTGCCCCCTACTACCGTCACATTCTCTACATCATAAATCGTACCGTAGAAACCCAGTATATCTACGAGAACACCGTATCCCTCGAAATACCCTACCACAACGACGGCCCCTTTCGTCCCTTACTCGAACTATCCCTGGAATCCAAGCTTCGATCTTTCCTTGACTAGGGGGCGGACGATCTTCTAAACTATAGGGGTGAAATCGCTCCGCATGGTTATCGAAATCTTCGAAAACGTGTACTATAGCAATCCGCAGCTTCACGGCGACCAGCTCCCGATCATGATCCACGGCGATGAAAAGGTCGGAATCGCCAAGATTCTTTCCTATCGAATGAATGACTCAGGCGCAACCGTAACCATGGAAATTAATATCCCCAATTTTAATCCCGCGTGGCTCGGATACACCCCGTGGATTAGGGAATCTTATTCTAGCGGCCGTCTCTTACTAGGCCTGACCTCGGTTCTAAATCCCGATACGGGAGAGCATACTCTCTTGGAACATTTTACCGAATCCAAACTCCGGGAATTCCTAAAATGACAAATCGGCATTATCTACTCAATGTTTCTATGTACGGTGCCGAATGGTCATCCTATATTGTAGGGGAAGCCATCCCGATCTACCTTAAAGGTGCCAGTATAGGGCATTCCATCATAAAAACGCCTCTTCATAAGAATTACATAACCGCGGATATTTATCTGGAAGTGGATCCGGAAACCCTTAAAATGGGGCATTTTGTCATAGGAATACACAGTTCTTGTGGGGAGGGTACTTTTAAATGCATTCGTGTAGTTTCAAAAGAATATCTTACAAATTATAACTTGTCGCATGCGGCCGTAAACATCTTAGACCTTATCGCCCGCAGCAAGCTTATGGAATTTCTAAAATGATAGTAATCAAAAGCGTCCCATTCTATATCGCGTCTAGAGAATGGGAACAGATCCTCAGGTACAAGCACAACCTGAAACTAGCCGTCGACGATACCGGAATTCCCGTCGTTATAGGCCACGGCAAGATAAACGGCCCGCTCGAAATCATCCCGCGGAAGTCTCGCTTTGATCTATATCTAGACTGCGGCCGGGATTCCCCGCTACTTGGCGCTCGTCATTTCAATCTCCGGGCCTATAACGATCCCTTTACTCGCCGAGTCGAATACTATTTGACCATAACCACTAAAATCTGGAAGGGCTCTTTTAAAACGAAATCCCTCCTTGAGCGCCTAATAGAACAAAAACTGCAAGATTTTATTGCGGGCTAGTTCCAGGTCCCGCTATGATTAAGGCCGTGGCTTCAAAGAACATAACCGTCATTCTGGAAGAAACGCTGCGAGCATCGGATTTTACGCCCGGTATGGTTATGGACATTCTCTTGGACGGAGAAAAGAGAGGAACCGCCCGGATCCTCGAAACTCTAGATATAAAACCCGAACGAACAACCTGCAGAATTACGATGCTCCTAGCCGTGCATCCGGACCATATCCAGGTGGCGCTAAACTTATACCCCTGGATACACGTCCACTACGTCTACGGCCCGCGTCTTATTTTGTCAGAAGTCGGTTTTGACAGGGTTCGGGATCGACCCTTGCGCGACCACATAGCCGAAAACCTACTACGGGAGTTTTTGTCATGAAAGTCGCTCGCAAGTCCTACATAAAGGTCGGGACGATTACCGTAGGCTCAGGTCTCCTATATAACCAGCGCCGCAAGGTAAAAGGAAACCTAAAGATAATGACTTTTATTGGGGACGTATGGTATCGCACGCAAGTCGGAATCGCGGAAGTAGTTTCTACGGGCGGCCCCATCACCGGCTATAGCTATTGCAAAAGTTCTTGTACTATTAAAATCAAGGTAGACCGACAATATTGGGACCGAATTAAGCATTCCACCTTAGAAGTATCTTCCATGCCAGGGCCCAGGGCCAACCCTTACGTATTCGGCCGTTTTAATCCGGGCGCTCCATCATCTCTTGCGAACCTTCTCCTGGAATCTAAGCTTAAGGAGTTCTTAAAGTGAGCCCCCGCAAGAAGTGGATCGAAGTAGGGGAAGTAGAAATACCCGTTCAGGTCGGCCGGTCCTCCACTATTTTCAAAAAGATGTACGGGAACCTAAAAATAATCGCCAACCACTATCCGAAGAAGTGGGACTGCACTACTATAGGTATTGCTGAAGTATTGGAAGTGGTCGAAGGCCGAACGCTAACTATTTCCATCCGGCTTCGAATAAAAATATCCCCCGAACACTGGGGCTATGCCCAAGATCGATTTCCCCGCTTTTCCACCACCAGTTTTGGATACAACACCTTAAAACCTCAAGTGTCCCTCGTAAATAAGTCTCCCTTTATTAAGGCATTTGCCGTAACCCTAAAAGACACTCGTTTGGAATCTAAGCTTCAGGGCTTCCTACAATGACTGTTTTTCGCATAGGGACTATCGGACGCGACCCCACCATATACACCGCGCAAAAAGAGCGAAAGACACTGAAGCTGCGGGTCTACACCTACCCAAGTACTCCGGACTTCTACAAATCCGAGGACGTTTGCGACGCCGAAGTTTGGATTGAAGGCACCAATATTTATTGCGAATGCGACATCCCGGATATCTTTAAATATTACAATTTCCACCTTAAGGCTTATTTTTCATACGACAAAAATCCTACTACTTTTATCCTCTCATCCGTCGAACTGGTGAACGATACTAACTACTACGACAGTGGGCCGTCCGTTCCTTCCATAGGCCATCAATTCTTGGAGAGCAGGCTCCGGGAGTTTCTCAAGTGATATCCAATATGGTAGAGCTGAAAAATGTCAGCATCTATGTAACCAACCCCTCGCATTATTCCTTCCCGTGGAATAATGTCGATTTGTATCGCTGGGGGCCGGAAGATAAGCCAAAAATTGTCGGCCGCGCCATCCTTACCGGCAACCCTCAGGTCGACAAATTCGTCTTCACCCTCATCATAGACCCCGAATATTTAAACCTGACGGATGTGATGTGCTATTTGTTTATAAGAGCCGACGGAAGCACCACGGTATCCACTCCCGAAAAGGACCCCCGCAATTGCCTGGTGCTTTTCCCCTACAGCTATCGGTTTAACCATGCTATCCTGGCTAAGAATCGGCGGCCCCTAATCGATGCCGTCGCCGAGAGTATGATAAAATCATTTCTAGAATGATCATCAATTCTACATTTCGGGACTATTACGACTCCATAAAGGCCTTCGGTATCGACAAAACCGTGGTTTATAACCGTTCGCCGGCAGTTATTCCTAAGAACTATCTAAAAGCCCTAGAAGTCAAGCTGGGCAGGCTCCCGTCCTATACCTCAATCGGCGAATACATCTTGAACTACGGAGTCGTAGGTTTCTGCGGAGAGCTATTTCCCTACGTATCAGTGCGCGTAATCGGCGGCAATGCTCGTTATTATTTTAAGCCCGACGATCTGGGGGCGGCCCTCAAAGACATCCCCACCAGCAAATACCCGTATTCTTCTCTATGGGGTCACGATGTGCGCAATAAGGCCTCCAGGGACCGGTATTTCCAGCCCAATACGTGGAAGCCCCTGGCGGCCGTCTTTATCGATCACAGGCTCCCTATATTTGACGCCAAGCTCCGAACTGTCCATGGCACCGGGATAACAATAGATACCGCCCCGAACCTCAAAGCATTGTCTTTTATGAAGGTGAAGCCGCCGGCTCAGGCTTTCCAGGAAATCATGCAGTATTTGTCCGGAGTACTGGGAACCCCTCCGCCGCCTCCGGCTAAAATGTCCGACAAGGTTATGCAATATTCTAAGGGGTTCGATCACCCGTATTCATTCAAGAAAGAGCCCACAAAACGCAAGCCTAAGTCAAGATAGGAATCGGCGCAAACGGTCGTCGGCTATGATTTCTTTGATTTTAGGCGAAGTTTCGTTATTAAAAGTTCCTTCGCAAAAAACAGACAATATGGCCTTGTCGTCTTCGTCATCGGGCATCATCGTGGAATTCAAGATAGTTTCTTCGAGCCCCGCAGTCCTAAGCATCTCCCCAAAAAAGAAGATGTCCAAAGTCATCATTTGCCGGCCCGTATCAACGCTTTTAACGACCGCGTGCCCCAGTCGAAGCCCGAGAGTAAAGATCCTGTGATCTTCGCTCCATACCTGGTCGTAGATTTCTAGTACCGCCCCATCCTTAATTTCATTCGTCGGATTGCCAGTATAGACTAAATGGGCGTGATACGAAAAAATCTTCGGGATCTTCATCCTAAAAAATCCCCTATTTTGGAATTAATCAGGATATCCCGAAATTTCAGCATTTGGTTTTTAAACGAACCGTATCCATACCAGTACTGCGGGGAATCTATAAAGGCGATCTTATAGGCCGTCTTGCCACTACTTAAGGACATGGAGTGCCGGGACAATAACACTTCGGTTTCTTCCAGTACGGCTTCAATGTCGGCCGAAATGTACTTTTCAAAATGAACAGAAATAACCCCGTCATCAAAGGAGGCCCGCCCAATCCTTACTTCTTCCAAGGCCAGACCTGACGACGAGTACCTACGATACACAACCGGAAGATCATCCCGGCTACCGATATTGGCGTTATAGTAAAAAGATATGCGCCTCGGGATTCTCAATCTAAAAACCTCGCCAATTTTGCTTCCAGAATTTGATGCCCGATTGACGACCCGCATCCATAAGCATGGCCAAAGCTTGCGCTGCCACTGCCATGATGATCTCTGACCACCAAAACCGAATCCACCAGCAGCGTGTCCCCAGCAGGGCTTCGGGCCGAAGATATAACCAGGTACTGATTATCGATGTCTGGAACATTAATCTTAAAATCGACAGTGCCCCATACACAGCCGTTTTCTATCGTTATAAACATAAGTCCTATGGTATTTTCCCCAATAGGATATTCAATAGGGGCCAAATAGTTCCCCGACAGCATTGCGGGGTAATTCCCTTCCCTTAGATTATTGGTAAGCAGAAACTTCACCAAAGTATTATAGCACTAATTGGCCAGCTCGTGGTATCTTATTCCTATGGCAAAAACAAAATCCATCTTCAAAATTCTCAAAACGGCCCAAAGCGTCAAGGAAGCGGACCGCAAAAAGACCAAGGTTCCTACCCAAAAGGCGATGATTCGCTATATCTTAGCTACAATGCTATTTAAGCACGGAACGATCATGTTCGTAAGGAACCTCGACAAGATCACCGAAGGGGGCAAACGCCTCAGCCGCAACCAGTCTGCCACTCTAAAGAAGATCTACACCGAGTGGACCGCCGGCAAGCAAAAGGCCGTAAAGGCCCGCCAGGACTACCACAAAGCGAATAAGGCCAAATACCGGGCCGCTAAAAACACCAAGACCGCCACCCGCGGCAAAACTAGCAAAAGGAATACCAAATGAACCAATACGTAATCGGAATTATCGCAGCCGTCGCCGGCTATGTTTGGTATTTGCGCTCGCGCAACCGCAATTTGGAAGCCGGTGCTAAGCTGGCAGATTCTAACGTAAAAGCGGCTGTAAACGACACTAAAATTGAGAACTTGCAGAATCAGGCCGCCGCCGTAGATACCGAAACCGCCAAGGCTAAAGAAGAAGCGAAATCCGAGTCCGCGGAAGATTTCTGGAAAAAAAGACTAAAATAGTGTTGACTCGGGCTTATCTCCGAGGTATCTTTACACTATGAGCGAATCGAAAAAACCCAAAATCACTTTAGTCCCGGATATGATCTTGATCAACCGGAAGACCCGTATTTTGATCGCCCCCATGGAGATCAAGGCCGGCAAAGCTATCTGCTGGCGCGTGAATAGTTCCGGTCACGAAATTGCCTTTTATCCCGAACAGATTGCCGCAGAAGACGGTTTTGAAATCGTCGAAACGCCCGGCATGGTTCGCGCCGAAGGTCTTCTTCAAACCCTGCAAGACGAATTAACGGAAAAATAGTATATATACCCTTGCCTCTGCAGAAGACTCGGGTTATAATAAACACACAACAAAAGACATAAGGGGGAAAACATAAAATGAAACCGTCAAAGATCATGGACGCACTCGACCTAGCCTGGGCTTGTAACGAAAAAGGCCTTACTTTCGTGCCTTTATTCGCTGGCGAAGCCGGTCTCGGAAAATCAGCACTTTGCAAGGCCTGGGTTAAGAAAAAGCAGCTCGAAAATCCTAAATTTGGCTTTATCGACCTTCGTTTGAACTACCTCGAACCGCCCGACATGATCGGACGCCCCGTAGAACAACGCATCGACGGGATTCTCCGTACCGTGTACGCCATCCCCGGTATGTGGCCCACTGAAGGCGAAGGGCTCCTCTTGTTCGAAGAGCCGAACCGTGCTTCCAGCTCGGTCATGAGCGGTCTTATGCAGGTATTGACTGAACACGCCGTCCATGATCACAAGCTCCCCAAGGGCTGGATCAAGGCCGCAGCGATCAACCCTGAAAATTCAGCAGCTTACGATGTTAACACCATGGACATCGCTCTCAAAGACCGCTTTTCGATCTTTGAAATCGAATACGACCATGCAGAATTCGAAGCGTTCGCCAAAAAATCCAAATGGCACCGCAACGTGATCAGTTTCATCGAAAGCGGAAATTGGATCTACAAAAAGCCCGATGAACTCAAAGACGGCGCCAAATACGTGGCTCCTCGTACTTTTGACTACCTGCAAAACGCAGAACAAGCCGGCGTCGAAATGAACCCAGATATGCACAAAGAAGTGTCTATTGCCCAGCTCGGACAGCATATCGGTTCGATGTACCACAAGTTCGTTTTCGATATCCGTCCGGTAACGGCAGAAGATCTCCTGAAAGATAAGAAATCCGCCCTGGAACGCCTCAAGAAGTTCGCCGACCCCAACAGCTACAAAAACGATATCGTTAGCGTAACTGTAAGCTCGGTGCTGGAAGCATTCCCCGAAAAGATCGACGAACAAACCCTAGTAGACGTGGTTATGTCGATTTCGGCGGACCAAGGCTGCTCGATGCTAGTATCCGGCATCAGAAAAGTAGAAACCTACAATGCCGAAAACCCGACTAAAAAGATCGAAACGACCCTGGTGGACCGTATCGATCTCGACAGCCCCAAATGCGATCAGGAACTCCGTAAGTACCTGAAAGAAAATACAGCTAAAAGCTCCATGAAGACCAAGACCGCGAAAACTAAAGCCAAAGCAGAAGACAAGGACGCGGACAAGGAAGTTAAATAGTAACCCCCCTTACTATAGGGCCACGGACGGCCCGTTTTTTTTAGTTGACGAATCCTCCAAAAGATGGGACAATACTTTCATGTCTAAAAAAGCCGAAACTCTCACCCCGGAAGAAATCAACAAGCTTCGTGAACAGATCCTCGAAGACTCTAAGAAATACCATATTGAAGATTCCGAAAAAAAGGTTTCCCTGGATTCCGCTATTTTTGATATGACCCGCCCCCGAATGTCAGGCAGCGGATCCGATTACACCTATTTCGGATCCATTTTGCAAGTGATGAATATCAACTATAGCCAGCAAATCCCGACCGCGGCTATTATCTACGACACTCGGTACCGCCGCTACAATATCGCCCTGAATCCCTATTTCTTCACCCGAGTACTCGCTACCTCGGAAGAGCGCGTAGCCGTCCTCGTTCACGAGATTTCCCATTTCACCCACTTCCACCTGCCCCAAGAATTTGTCGCCACGAACGAAGATAATCGCATGCTATTGAACGTAGCTCAAGATTTGGCTATCAACCAATATATCCCTAATTTGCCATCACTCGCACTCCAATTGTCACAGTTCCGATCCAAAGACGGCACTCCGTTCCCGGCAGGTAAGCATTTTTCCTATTACTACAATGAACTCCTCAATGACGCCGAAATTCAGACCGGCAAAGGCAAGGGGCAGCCCCAAGAAGACGAAGGCTCCGGAGAAGGAGATGGTCAAGGAGACGGCCAAGGTCAAGAGGCCTCCGGATCCGGCAAAGGTAAGGGCAAATCGGGCAGCAAGCCTGATCTAAAAGGACAGC